ACTTATACAACTGCCTTCAGACGGTTTATGAAGAGATGGGTGTGTTTGGTACCGCTGCGATGCTGCTACAAGAAGACCATGAGGATGTGATACGTTGCTATCCATTCACTGCGGGTGAGTACGGCCTGGCTAACTCACATCGTTTGAATGTTGATACCTTTTATCGAGAGTTTCAACTCACGGTAGCACAGACGGTTGACCAGTTCGGTAAAGAGAACTGCTCAGATGAAGTTGTAGGCATGCACAAGCAAGGTCAACTGGATAAATGGGTAACTATCATCCATGCGATTGAGCCTAATCATGCTCGTGAGATGGACCAGAAAGACAACAAAAATATGCCTTTCCGTTCAGTCTACTTTGAGAAGGGTGGAAGGGAAGATAAATTCTTAGGCGATTCAGGTTACGAAGAGTTCCCTGTCATGGCACCAAGATGGCATGTCACTGGCGTTGATATATACGGACGATCTCCTGCGATGGATGTACTTGGTGATGTGAAAGCATTGCAAATTGAACAGAAGCGTAAAGCTCAGGGTATTGATAAGATGGTCAATCCACCGATGCAGGCACCTTCCTCTTTACGTGGTCAAACAGCAACGGTAATACCCGGTGGTGTGACTTATGTTGATACAGCACAAGGTACTCAGGGTGGGTTTAGACCTACCTATGAAATTAACCCAAGGTTGGGAGAACTACAACAGGACATTGCGGAAACTCAAAACAGAATCCAACACGGTTTCTATTCTGATCTATTCCAGATGCTAACTTTGTCATCACGTCGACAGATCACTGCACGAGAGATTGATGAAAGACACGAAGAGAAGTTGTTGATGTTGGGGCCAGTATTAGAGCGCCTACATTCAGAACTACTTGACCCTCTGATTGATAGAACCTTTAATATCATGATGCGTAACAATCTAATGCCAGAACCACCTAAAGAGCTTGATGGTATTGATCTGAAGGTTGAATACATTTCAGTTATGGCTCAGGCTCAAAGAGCGATCGGTACCGGTGCAATCGAAAGACTGGCTGGCTTCGTCGGTAACCTGGCTGCAGCTAAACCTGAAGTCTTAGATAAGCTAGATGCTGATCAAAGTATTGATGAGTACGCTGAGATGTTAGGCGTACCACCGAAGATTGTAGTGAGTGATGATCAGGTGGCTAAGATTAGAGCACAACGAGCAGAAATGCAAAAGCAACAGATGATGATGGATCAAGCTCAATCAAGCGTTCAGATGGCAGGTACGGGTGCTCAGGCAGCCAAGGTGTTATCAGAGGCTGATACAGATGGTAATAATGTTCTATCTAATATCTTAGGTGGAATGCAATAGGAAATAACATGGCAACAAACAATAAATGTAAATGTGTGGATTGTAAATTCAATGAAAACGAAAACTGTACGGCCAAGACAATCAACTTGGATTATGCAGAAGATGGTAGCTGTAAATGCTTCACTTATGAATCAGTTGAAAAGGCTACAACTCCGAATAAAACACAAGATCAAAAAGCTCAAGTTCTTTATGGCTAGGCACCGTCGAATAACTTGCACTTTTTATGAGATAGTAGAGTCGTGAAAAAAGATTTTAACGCATCCAGCGAGCAAGAGGTTAAGCGTGCAAAAGCAATCGACAAAAACAAGCACGAAACTGAGCAGAACGACTTACGACAACTACTTTCCACAAAGTGGGGACGTAGGTTGGTCTGGAGAATTCTTGAAAAAACTGGACAATTTCGCACAAGTTTTACCGGAAACAGCACCACCTTTTTCAACGAAGGTCAAAGAAATATTGGGCTGTGGCTGGTGGATGAAGTGTTATCGGCTGATACTAACCAGTATTTGGCGATGATTAAAGAAAACAACAATGGAGAACAAAATGCCTGATGAAGACACTTTGCTGACACAGACTAACACCGCATCGGAAGAAGTCGTTGAACAGCAGGCAGATAGCTCTACTCCGAGTGAGGAGGTGCAAATGAAAGCACCACCTGATCAAGAGAAGGGTGAGGCTGCAACCGATACTGAAGAATCAAACGAAGATAACCAGGAGGCGGGTGCCCCTGAAGCGTATTCAGACTTTGAAGTACCTGAAGATTATGGAATAAACAATGAGACCTTGACTGACTATCAGTCTTGGGCTAAGGAAAACAATCTGACCCAAGATCAAGCCCAGGCGGGCGTGAATATGGTTACCAAGATGCAAGAGCAACAGGTCGCAAAATGGGTTGAGCAGCAACAGACTTGGGTGAGTGAAGCCAAGAACGACGCAGAGATTGGTGGTGAGAAGTTCGATCAGAATATCTCAACAGCAGTTAAGGCTCGTGATTCGTTTGGAACATCTGAGTTTAGTGAGATGCTGGACAGTTCGGGATTGGGCAACCATCCGGAAATGATTCGGTTTTTAAATAGGGTAGGAAATGCAATCAGTGAGGACAGTGTTATCGTTAGCGGTGCTAACGTAGGACAGCGTTCTCAAGAGAATGTTCTTTACCCATCGATGACTTAATATATAGGAGTAAATAATGGCAACATTATCAACAAATAATCCGACGTTAGCTGACGTAGCAAAGCGTTCTGATCCTGACGGTAAGATCGACACTATTGTCGAATTACTAGCAGAAACAAATGAGTGTTTGGAAGACATGACATTCTTAGAAGGTAACCTACCAACAGGTCACCGTACAACAATCCGTTCAGGCTTACCAGGTTCTACTTGGCGTAAACTGAACTATGGTGTTCAACCAAGCAAGAGTACTACTGTTCAGGTAACTGACACAGCAGGTATGCTTGAGGCTTACGCTGAAGTGGATAAAGCTTTAGCTGACCTCAACGGTAACACCGGTTCATTTAGACTATCTGAAGATCGTGCATTTTTAGAGTCAATGAATCAGACAATGGCAACTACATTGTTCTATGGTGATACAGGCACAGACCCTGAGAAGTTCATGGGATTAGCACCACGCTACTCTTCAACTTCAGCAGAGTCAGGTGACAACATCATCTCAGCAGGTGGTTCTGGTTCTGACAACACATCAATCTGGTTGGTGGTTTGGGGACCTAACACTTGTCACGGTATCTATCCAAAAGGCAGTTCAGCAGGCTTGAATCATCAAGACTTAGGTGAAGTGACGCTTGAAGATGCAGCCGGTGGTAAGTACCAAGGCTACCGAACTCACTACAAGTGGGACATTGGTGTATCAGTAAGAGACTGGCGCTATGTGGTTCGTATCCCTAACATTGATGTATCAAACTTAACTAAAGACGCTTCAGGCTCTTCAGCTAACTTGATTGACTTAATGGTACAGGCACTTGAAAAGGTTCCTAACTTAGGTTTAGGACGCGCAACATTCTACGGCAATCGAACAATTTCATCGTTCTTACGTCGACAGATTACTAACGCTAATAACGTGAACATCTCAATGGATGAAGTGGCAGGTAAACGTGTTATGACTTTTGACGGTATCCCGTTCAGACGTAATGATGCATTGTTAAACACCGAAGCAGCAGTAAGCTAATCGGATAAAAGGAGAATAATATGATTATTGATTACAACCTTCAATTTGCCGATTCACAGTCGTTAACAGCGGATGCTGCATCAACTAACGTCATTGATCTGGGTTCAGATAGTGACATCGGTCCAGGCGAAGCTATGCAAATCGCTGTTTCAATTGAATCAGACATGGGTGGCTCTTCGCCAACTATGGCGGTTCAAGTACAGACAGACGCTAGTGCAAGCTTCTCTTCACCAACAACAGTACAGACATCACGCACAGTTGCAGGTGGTTCTGCCGGTGACATGATCGTTATGGGTCTTCCAGACACTAACGAGCGTTACATGCGTTTGTACTTTGATATGGGTGGCTCATCACCAACAGCAACCGTATCAGCTAGTATCGTTATGGATGCCCAGCAATGGAAGTCGCATGCTGATGCCAGCTAATGGAAGTTAGAGCAATAACACAGGGCTACTATTCAACGCTACGCCACCGAGGAGAAGTCTTTGAAATAAAAGATGACTCTCACATGGGTAGCTGGATGGAGGCGGTGTTACAAGCCAATACTAAAACTAAAGCGAAGCCAAAAAAGAAAAAGGCTGCTGCTAAAAAAGTTAAGTATTAGGCTTTTACCAAGGGGTTTCGGCCTCTTGGTCTTAATTTATGGAGTAAGAAATGGCTAGTGAAATAGATATTTGTAATTTGGCACTCTCGCATATCGGAGCCAGTGCAACCATTTCTTCTTTAACGGAGCAGTCGGAAGAAGCCTTCCACTGTAACCTACTATATGCGGATGCACGTGATGCAGTACTACGTGCACACCCTTGGGGCTTTGCCAAGCGTTACTTGGCACTCTCTGAATGTGCTAATCCACCAGGCAACTGGAAGTATCGTTATGCGTACCCTAACGATGCAATTTATGCGCGTGAGATACTACAAGCTAACACACTAGGTGACCCGATTAAGTTCGAGATCGCTTTGTCTGATAAGTTTAACTCAAGGGAAGTTCTTACAAATCAGGAAAATGCTACCTTGGTTTATACCTACAAGGTTACCAACACCCTTGTGTTTGATCCATTGTTTATTAACGCTCTAGCTTGGCGTATCGCTTCGGACATCGCTATGCCTTTGACCCGAGATCAAGAAAGACTTAAGGCAGCTTATCAGATGTATCAAATGGCCATTAGTGAAGCTCATACATTCAATGCTAATGAGTCGCATGAAGATGTAAATCGAGAAGCATCTTGGATTACTGGTAGATTTTAATGCCAGTTTATACGATACAGCCCTCATTCTCTGGTGGAGAATTAGCGCCATCGCTACATGCTCGTGTTGACCTGGTTAAGTATGCGGTCGGTTTAAAAACCTGTCGTAATTTCATTGTCCAGG